GCAGTTACTTGCCGAACAAAAAGGTGAAGTAGAAGAACCAGAACCTGAACCAGAAAATGCAGAAGAGAAATCTTTTAAGAAACGTTATGGTGATCTACGTAGACATCAGCAGGAAAAAGAAAAAGAACTTGCTGCTAAGATAGAAGCGTTACAATCACAACTAAGTGAAGCCACTAAAAAAGAAATTAACCTTCCCAAGTCAGATGAAGACATAGAGGCTTGGGCAGCAAAGTATCCTGACGTAGCAGCAATCGTAGAAACAATTGCAATTAAAAAAGCAAAAGAACAAGCTGCTGTATTAGAAGAACGTGTTAAGGCTGTAGACGAATTGCAGATGACTGCATCTCGTGAAAAAGCAGAAGCAGAGTTACTTCGATACCACCCTGATTTTGAAGACATTCGTGAGACAGATGACTTTCATAACTGGGTAAACGAACAGCCTCAGTCAATACAGGATGCTTTATATGAGAATGCTAGTGATGCTAGAACTGCTGCTCGTGCAATTGATTTGTACAAAGCAGATAAAAACATTACTACTAAAAAGAAAACTAAAAATACAGACAAAGATGCTGCACGATCTGTAAATGCACGTAACTCACGTAGCAAGCCAGATACAAGTGATGGTTCTAAGGCAATATTAGAATCTGACGTGCAAAAAATGTCTGCACAAGAATACGAAAAGATGTCTGATGATATTATGGAAGCAATCCGTACAGGCACTTTTGTATACGATATATCTGGCAATGCTAGATAATCTATTGACATATAGAAATTTTTAAGTATAACTATATGTATACCGTAAGTGGCACAGCCCCTGTAGAGATGGAATACCTGTGCCTTTTACACAATTAGCAAACAACATATCCTTTCGGACAACCTAATGTCTCATGGCCCATTAAGTGTAATATAGGCCAATATTACATAAGATGCACCCTAGTAGAGTTAGCCTCTGTATAAGTATAGTTAGTTTTGCATCTGTCGTGCTCAATGCTATAAAGGAGAAATAAAATGGCATTTTCAACTGCAGGAGGTTATGGTAACTTACCTAATGGTAATTTTTCACCGATAATCTACTCCAAACAGGTGCAACTTGCGTTCCGTAAGTCATCTGTTGTTGAAGCGATCACAAACTCAGATTACTTTGGTGAGATTGCCCAAATGGGTGATTCAGTAAAAATCATCAAAGAACCTGAGATCACTGTGAAATCGTATGCACGTGGCACAACAATCACTCCACAAGATTTGGACGATGAAGATTTTTCATTGACAATCGACAAAGCAAACTACTTTGCATTTAAAGTCGATGACATTGAAGAAGCTCATTCACATGTTAATTTCCAAAGTCTTGCAAGTGATCGTGCTGCGTATCGTTTGGCTGATCAGATGGACCAAGAAGTTCTTGGCTATTTGTCAGGCTTTAAACAAGCTGCATTACATGCAAGTGCAAGTGCAGTAAATACAACCACAAATGGTTCTGCTGCTGTGTCTACAGCTTCTAGCGGTGCTAATTTAGTTGGTGCAGAACTATTGGCTTCTATGTCACTAGATGCATCTGACTTTACCAACACTTCTGGTAGCGCAGGTTCAGCTAACAATTCAATTGGTATCGAACCACGTGCAGGTGGTGCAACGGCTGCAAAGTCAGGAACTGCAGGTAATGCATTCCCACTACAAATTATTGCACGTATGTCACGTCTTATGGATCAACAAAATGTTGACACACAAGGTCGTTGGCTTGTTCTAGACCCAGTATTTATTGAAGTTCTAAAGGATGAAGATTCACGTCTTCTGAATGCAGACTTCGGTGGTTCTGGTCTTCAGAATGGTTTGGTAGTAAATAACTTACATGGTTTTCAAGTGTATAGTTCAAACAACCTTCCATCTTTGGGTACTGGCCCATCGACAGTAGGTGGTCCTAACACTTCAAACATGGGAATTATTGTTGCAGGACATTCTTCTGCTATTGCAACTGCAGAGCAGATTAATAAGACTGAGACATATCGTGACCCTGACAGCTTTGCTGACATTGTTCGTGGTATGCATTTGTATGGCAGAAAGATTCTTCGTCCTGAAGCAATCGTTACTGCTGCATATAACTTAGCGTAAGGGGGAACTAGAAAATGGCTACTATTACTGCAACTCTAGCTCCTGCACATGGGAGTTCATCACGAGGGCGACAGCCTTACATGGTTGAGCAATCTATTGACCTAACCGCAAACAGCATTGCTCCGGGTGATGTGGTACAGGCTCTTACTGTACCTGCTAACACTAAGATTATGGCAGCAGGTATTCAAGTAACATCTTCTGCTACTATGAACTCTGGCACTGATGCTACTGCAAGTTTAGGAACTGCTGTTGATGCAGACGAATATGTCGCAACATTTGACATTGACGGTGCAGCAGATGGAGCACATGCTCCTTCAGCAACAGTAGCAGGGGATATTGTAATTACCTCTGCAGATACACTTGATGTAACTCTTGCAGGTTCTGGAGCTTCATTTACTGCAGGTGAACTACGTGTTTACGCTGTACTAATGGACGTTAGTGCATTGGGTGAAATGACTGCTGATGAAGTAGATCGTGACGCTCTTGCATAATAAAAAATTTGGGAGGCTGCTTTCGAGTGGCCTCTCTAACTGTATATAAAGGGATTCAAACATGGGCATTACAACAGCTATGTGTACAAGTTTTAAATCAGAAGTTCTTGGTGGTGTCCATGATCTGGATACCCACACTTTAAAACTTGCATTAATTAAAAGCGGTGAGTCTGGCACATACGGTGCAGCAACAACCAATTACTCAGACGTTACAGGTAACTCTGACGAGGCTAGTGGTACTAATTATTCAGCAGGTGGGCAAAACCTAGACAGTGCTACTATTGCTACAGATGGAACTACTGCAACAGTAGACTTTGCAGATGAAGTATTTTCTAACGTAACATGTTCAGCAGCAGGTTGTATTATTTATAACTCTTCTGCTTCAAACAAAGCAATATGCGTAATTTCTTTTGGAGGTACTGTAAGTGCTACAGCAGGTGATTTAACCATAGAATTTCCTGCAGCAGATGCTTCTAATGCTGTAATACGTATTGCCTAACAAATGTCTTTTTATGACTCCTCTGATGCCCTATATGGCACAGGCAGGTATGGCACAGCTAGATACGGTAAGGTATCTCCAAATGTAGCCGTAACAGGAGTTAGTGCAACTGGCGCAATAGAAACGGTAAGCGTTGGTGGTTTTGAAATTGACATATCTGAAAACCTACTTAGTGTATCAGCAACAGGTGCAATAGGTTCTGTAGGAATAGGCAATAGCGCAACACTCACTGGTGTAAGTGCTACAGGTAGCATAAACACAGTAAAAGAAAATGTTGCAGAAGAATTAGGTAGTGTATCTGCCACAGGTGCTATAGGCACAATAGAGCCACAGGTAGATGAAGACCTTCTTAGCGTATCAGCTACAGGCTCAATAGGTACACTCAAAGTAAATGTAGACGAAAGTTTAGCAAGCGTATCTGCTACAGGTGCAATAGGTACAGTAGAAGCTAAAACCTCTGAAGATTTACTAAGTGTAATAGCTACATTCTCAATAGGTACAATTAAACCAAATGTATCTGATACACTAGGAACAGTAGTTGGTACATCTGCTATCACTGCAGCAACTGCTAGATCATCTTCTAAAGCAGAGATAGTAGGACTAGAATTAACTGGTTCTATAAATGCACCAGAACCAGTAGTAGATGAGTCACTACAAAGTGTATCATCAACAGGTACAATAGGTAGTATCAATGTAGTTATTACTGAAAAATTAGCAAGTGCATCTGCTTCTGCTGTAGTAAACTTACCAACAGCTAATGTAGCATCAATACAGTTTGACTATGAAGCAGTTAAACATAGATATAACAAAAGAAGAACTGTTATACTACCAAGGGTTGCATAATGCCTACTACAGCATCTGAAAGAACTGTATTAATAAGAAGCCAAGATAGAAAAGTTTATATTGATCCTGCTACCTTGACTTCATCTAGTGATAGAACTATAATAGTAGAACAACAAGACAGAAGAGTTTCTGTAAAAAGAAAACCTACATCAGCAGATCGTGTTGTTTACGCAAGTGAGGAATAACATATGAGTTTTCGTTGGCCTAGTAAAGACCCTGATGAAACGTTAGATTACAGTGTAGATTGGTCACGATTTCTTGACACAGCAACTATCAATTCTGTTATATGGTTTGTAAAGTCATCGTTGTATAATACAAAGACAAGACTAAATGCAGGAGCTACTCTTACTTCTGCTTCTAGTAGTGCAACTACAGATAATATTCAAAATGTATCTCAAACAAATACAAATACCGTAGCAACTATAAATATATCTGGTGGACAAAATAATGTAGAATATACTTTTTTTTGCCAAATGACAGATGACACAGGTAGTACAGCAGAACGTAGTATTAAACTAAGACTAAAGGAACGTTAATATGGCATATGATTATCTTGGACTTGTCAATGACGTAAACCGTAGATTAAATGAAGTAGAACTTACAACTAGTAATTTTTCTACAGCTACTGGTGAGTATGGCATGATTAAAGATGCAGTAAACTCATCTATACGTTATATTAATCAACATGAGTATGAGTGGCCTTATAATCATGTAACTGCTGAAGAAACAATGACTGCAGGAGTAGTACGTTATGCATTTCCTTCAGATGCTAAAACATTAGATTTTGATAGTTTTAGAATAAAAAGAAATGATACATTAGGTAACGATACAAAACGTCTTGGTATTATTTCTTATGAAGAATACTTAGACAAGCATGTAGACATAGAATATAATACAGCTAATAATAGGTCTATGCCTGATTTTGTTTTTAGAACACCTAACCAAGAATTTGGTTTTGTTAAAAATCCAGATAAAGCATATGAGTATGTATATGAGTATTATCGTTTACCTGTTGATTTATTAAATACTACAGATGTTCCAACTGTTCCTGAACAATTTAGATATATTATTGTAAATGGTGCTATGCATTTTGCATACATGTTTAGAGGTGAAACACAAGAAGCGCAGGTAACACAACAAAGGTTTATGGAAGAAATTAAAAGTATGCGTAGTCTATATGTAAACCGTTATGACTATCTTAGGTCTACCGCAATAACACAGAACACATCATCAGTTAGTTCATTTAGAATTTAGAGTTTAACGTATGCCTACGAATCGTGAAACATTTCCCATTCAGTTTAGTGGTGGGCTTATAAGTAATATGAGTCCGTTGCAACAGGGTTTACAAATGCCCGGTTCTGCACGAATACTGAGAAACTTTGAACCATCTATTGAAGGTGGATATAAAAGAATACTGGGATACGATAAGTACGATTTAGATATAATACCACCATATGGTGTACCTGTAGTACACGGTGCAAGTCAAAGTGGTACAACTTTAAATATTGCAAATATTAGACAAACACCAGAACAAAACGACAAGTTTAAACTAGTACATGTTACTGCAAATATAAATGGTACATCTACTATTGGTACTGCAAATGGACCAACCGCACTTGTTAACGGTGCAGTAACAGCCGACAAAACAATAATAGTAGATACTGTTGCTTCAGGTACTATAGCAAAAGGTCAAACTTTAACAGGCGTAGGTATTCCAAGTAACGTTACAGTATCTAGTGTTACAGCAGGGGCAACAGGTAATTTTACTGTAGTACTTTCTAGTAATGTAACTGTAGCAGATAACTTGTCATTACAGTTTACTTTTAAAACTACTACCTTTGCAGTAGACGGTGTAGTAGGAACTATACAAACAGGGATGGAGATTGTTGGTAATGGTATACCAAGAGGCACAACAGTACAATCTTTTTCATCACCAAATGTTACAATAGGTAGTGCTGCTGATACTTTATCTTTAACACTTGCAGATGATACTGCACTAGAGTTTAAAACTGAGTATACTATTGGTGCAAGTATTACTTTTGATGATGATGATAACAGAGCAACAATAGGTATATCACCTGCTCTTACTGCTTCTCCTGCTAATGGAGATGAGGTAGAGTTTACAAGTACAACTACTAACCATCTTACAATAGGCTGTGGTGTTTTTCTTGACTCAGTTATTGTAGCTAGAAACGAAAGTTTAATTAAAACAACTGGCACTGGATTTACACTTGTAAATGTACCTGTTTATGGAACAGTTCTTGTAAATGGTGCATCACAAACTGGTAGCAGTTTAATTATAGATGGTTTAACTTCTACACCACAAATAGGTGATGTATTTAAAATTGCAGGTGTAGATAAAATATATACTGTAACTGCAACACCTACAGTTTCTTCTGGTGGAACTACAGTAGCAATTGATCCTGCACTAGCTAGTTCTCCTGCTGATAATGCAGCTTTAACTTTTTTAAGTACATCACGAGAAAATGGTGGTAAAACTAGATTTTCTAGGTATAACTATACAGGAACAGAAAAAGTTGCAATAGTTGATGGCGTTAATGTTCCTGCACTATATAATGGTTCTCAGTTTACGGCACTAAATGATGCACCAACAGATGTAGCAGCAGCAGAGTTTGTAGTAAATTTTAAAAGTCATTTGGTTTTTGGTAAGTCAAACGTATTAACTTTTACTGCACCTTTTACAGATACAGACTTTACAGCAGCTAATGGTTCTGGTACAATATCCGTAGGATCAGCAATTACAGGGTTAATTGTATTTAGACAACAGTTAATTATATTTACTGAATCGTCTATATTTCAAATTACTGGTAATACAATTGCAGATTTTCAATTACAGCCAGTAACCACAGACATAGGTTGTGTAGATAAAGATACAATACAAGAAGTCGGTGGTGACATAATGTTTCTTGGTCCAGATGGCCTACGACTTTTAAGTGCTACAGATAGATTTAATGATTTTAATTTAGCTGTTGTATCTAAAACAGTACAAAAAGAAGTAACAGATTTTATTACCGCTAATACATCTTTTACTAGTGTAGTCATACGTAGTAAATCACAATACAGAATATTAGGTTTTAATAATAATATAGGACAAGCAAACGCTCAAGGCATACTTGGTACACAAATGGCAGGTCAAGGTGGCGAAGGAATGTCATGGGCAGATTTAAGAGGAATTAGAGCACACGTAGCAGACAGTAGGTTTTTTCAAAATGCAGAAACAATTGTATTTGCAAATGATGATGGATACCTATACCAGATGGAAGAAGGTAATAGTTTTGATGGAAGTAACATACAAACTACTTTTGCTACACCGTATATGCCAATTAATGATCCAAGAATACGTAAAACATTTTATAAGATGTTTTTGTATACCGATCCACAAGGTAGTGTTTCGTTTGATGTAAGTTTGAAACTAGACTTTGACCAAAAGAATAGTGTACAGCCTACAAAAATTGACTTTAACAATGCTACAGGAACAGTTGCATTTATGGGTCAGGCTACATACGGATCAACAGCAGTATTTAGCTCCAAACTAAAAACACTGTTTGAAACACAAATAATTGGATCAGCTTTTGTTGTATCTTTACAATACACATCAGATAGCGTAGACCCTCCATTTTCATTAGACGCTATTACATTAGAGTATACAACCAACACACGAAGGTAAAATAATATGGGTACAGGTTACACACGGAACGATACTGCAAACAACATTGCTGACGGTAACGTTATTAACGCTGCAGACTTTGACGGTGAATATGACGCAATTGAAGCAGCATTTAATTCTTCTACTGGTCACACACACGATGGTACTGCTGCAGAAGGTGGTCCTATTACGGTTATTGGTCCTGCTCAACAGTTAGTAGCAACTGCTACATCTATTAATCCAAGCACAAATGCAGGATTAGATTTAGGTACTACATCACTACAGTTTAAAGATTTGTATGTTGATGGCACTGCATTTATAGACAGTTTTAGTGGAGACATGTCTATTGATACAAATAATAAATTACAGTTTCGTGATGCGGATTTATCTATAAGTTCTACTGCAGATGGACAGTTGGATGTTGCATCTGATACAACAGTAAAATTTACTTCACCAGAAGTTATAATGACAGATGATGTAAGATTGCAGAGTGATGCTGCTGTTCTTACATTTGGTGCAGATGATGACGTTAAACTTACACACGTAGCTGATACAGGACTAGGTGCAACAGCAGCTAGTGGTTTTCAACTATCACTACAAACATCAGACATATCTGTAGACAATGGTAATACTATTGGTAAGATTAGTTTTAATGCCCCATTAGAGGATAGTGGATCAGATGCTAGACTTGTTGGTGCAGAGATTGATGCGGTAGCAGAAAATAACTTTGGTGCTGCAGACAACTCTACTGCTCTTGTATTTAAAACAAATACTAGTGCAACAGCCACAGAACGTGTACGTATTAAATCAGATGGTGATGTAGTATTTACTGGTGCATCAGCAAATATGGTTTGGGATACAAGTGCTAATGCATTAGACTTTGCAGACAATGCAAGTATTGTTGTAGGTACAGGTGATGACCTTACTATTACACACAATGGAACAAACTCTAGTATTGTAAACGCTACAAATGAACTTATAATACAGGGTGATGGTATTACAGTCCAAAGTAATACTGGCACTGAAAAATACATAGATATGGATGTTAACGGTGCAGTTAATCTATATCATAACGATGTAAAGAAAATAGAAACAACAGCAGATGGTGTAGATGTTAGTGGAGACATTAGTGTAGGTAATATCAATTTAGATGGAAACACAGTATCCTCTACAGACACTAACGGTAACATAAATCTATCACCAAATGGCACAGGCACTGTTGTAATTAATACTGATCTTGATATAGATAATATTAATATTAATGGCAATGCTATCACATCTACAAATACCAATGGGGGAATTGATATTGATCCAAATGGTACTGGTGTTGTAACATTAAAATATAATAGTTCAGATGTACTAGAAACAAGTGCTACAGGTGTAACAATAACAGGCACAGTAACTGCAACTACTTTTAGTGGTGCAATAAGTGGAACTGTTGCAGCAGGGTCTACAGGTGTAACACAAAGTCAAGGTGACAATAGTACAAAATTAGCAACAACTGCATATGTAGATACAGCAGTATCTGGAGGTTCAGGTACAACTGACGCAAATGCACTTGCATTCGCAATAGCTTTAGGGTAAAATAAAATGGCAAACACTTTTAAAAATTATGTAAGTAGTTCGGCTGTAGGTACTTCAGAAGAAACAATCTACACCGTACCATCAAGTACTACTTCAGTTATCATTGGTTGTAACATAGCTAATGTAACGAGTAGTCAAATAAGAGTCACTGTAAAGGTTGCAGACACACATGTTGTGAAAGAAGTACCTGTACCTGCAAACTCTGCAATATCTGTTTTAGACGGTAAGATAATTGCAGAAACAACAGATACTGTAAAGGTAACATCTAATACAGCAAGTAGTGCTGATGTAATAGTGAGTGCATTGGAGCAAACATAATGAGTAAATATATTGGTTCTCCTGTAGTAAGTCTAGTTACAGATACTGTAGATGTTACAGGAGATATTACAACTACAGACGCTACACCAGAGGTTATCATAGTAAATGATACACACGAAGATACCGATGGTGGACGTGAAGGTAAAGTCACGTTTAAAGGACAACAGTCTGGTGGAGAAGAAACTACACTTGCAGAGATACAAGCTTCACATGACGGTACATCAGACGATGAAAAAGGCGATTTAATATTTAAGACCAATGACGGTTCTGACGGTGCTAGTCCAACGGAGCGTGTTAGAATTGACTCTAATGGCTCTATTCTTACAGCAACACTAGGTACAGATAATGTTCATCTTGGGGAGGGTGCTGGAGCATCTATCGCTTCTGGTGGTGATGAAAACGTGGTTATTGGTAAGGATGCCGGTACTGCAATTACAACAGGAGATAGAAATATTGCCGTAGGTCATCAAGCAGGTGATGCAGTTACCACTGGTGGAAGACATACACTTATGGGTTATGCTTCAGGGTCTGCTTTAATTGATAGTGATCGTAATGTAGCTTTCGGTTATGGCAGTCTTCAGAGTGATACTAAGGGAGCAAAATCTACCGCTATTGGTTATTCTGCTTTAAATACACAAAATTTCACATCAGCAACAGATTCTCATAATACAGCCGTTGGCTATACAGCAGGTGAGTCGCTTACAACAGGAACAGATAATACTATTGTTGGAAGTTTAGCAGGTGATGCGGCAACCACTGCTGCAGGTTGTACCCTTGTAGGAAAATCAGCAGGATCAGCAATCACCACAGGTGGAGATAACACAGGCATTGGTAAACAAGCTTTAGAAAACACAACAACAGGAACTGCTAACACTGCAGTTGGTAAAGATGCTTTAGAGGCAAACACTACCGCATCAAACAATACTGCAACTGGTTTTAAATCACTTGAAGCTAATACAACAGGTAGTAACAATACTGGAATAGGTTCTTTTGCTTTAATTAACAATACAACAGGTAGTAACAATACTGCAGTTGGTAATGACTGTATGGACAGTATAACTACAGGTTCAAATCATGTTGCTATTGGAGTTGATGCTTTACAGGCTGAAACAGCACAAAATAACTGTGTTGCCATAGGCTATGAAGCTTTAACCACACAGAACAATTCAGGTGGGGGAAATATTTACAATAATGCTTTAGGGTATAATGCAGGAAGAGCCATAACAACAGGAGGATACAACACTCTTATGGGTGGGTTTGCAGGTGATGCGATAACTGATGGTGGTAGTAACGTTTGTTTAGGTTATGGTGCTGATACTTTTGGGGGCGGTACAGATAACGCTATTGTGCTTGGTGTAAATATAACTGCTGGAAGTAATGACTTTAGTTTTGGTAAAGCAAGTAATGTTGTTACAAATGATTTTGACACAGATGCTAACTGGTCAAGATCTTCAGATCAGAGGCTCAAGAAAAACATTACAGACCAAAAATTAGGTCTGGATTTTATCAATGATTTAAGAACAGTTAAATATAACTGGAAAGCAAGCCATGAGCTTGATTCAACAGACTCTCAATTATCTCATCTGTACAAAGAGGATGAGGCCGACAATGAGATGAACACAGAAGCAACAATGCATAACTTTATCGCTCAAGAGGTAAAGGCTGCATTAGATACAGCAGGAGTCTCAGATTTTAGTGGGTGGAGTGAAGACCAATATGGAATTCAACAGGTATCGAGGGAAATGTTTGTCATACCTTTGGTCAAAGCTGTGCAAGAACTGTCAGCAAAAGTAGATGCACTTGAAACAGAGAACACGGCTATCAAAGCTAGACTAGACGCACTGGAGGGAAAATAACATGTCAGGATATATAGGCCCAATACCAGTACCACAGGGTATACAAAACAAAGAAACGTTTACAGCAACTGCAGGGCAGACAACCTTTAACACAAATGGTTATACAGATGGTGCTTTTATAAACGTATATCTTAACGGTGTACGGCTTATAAATGGTACTGACTACACAGCTACAAACGGTAGTGATGTTGTACTCACACAAGCAGCAAGTGTCAGTGATGTACTAGACTTTGAAACATTTAACTCTTTTAGTTTAGTTGATCAAACATTTGATAATATAACACTAAAAAATCCTACACATGAAGACACAGATGGTGGTAGAGAAAGTGCAGTATCATTTAAAGGTGAGCAATCAGGTGGTGAGATTAGCACACTGGCTGCAATACAGGCATCACACGATGGTACATCAGACGATGAAAAAGGTGAATTAATATTTAAGACTAATGATGGTAATGATGGTGCTAGTCCTACTGAAGCTATGAGGATTGATAGCGATGGTAGTATTGGGATTGGAGTTTCGCCAGTTTATAAGTTTCATCAGCACGAAAGCACAAGCGGTGCTAATTATCATTTATTTACTAACTCTTCCACAGGCTCAACAACAGGTGACGGTTTGCGTGTAGGTATAGATAGCAATGAAGATGCATTGATGTGGTTGCGTGAAGGCAATAACATGAAGTTTGCTACAAACGACACGGAGCGTATGCGTATTTCAAGCGCAGGTGACGTATTAATAGCTAAAACCGTTACAACTTCAAGTACAGCAGGAGCAAGATTTACAAGTGGGGGTAGTCTTGAGCTAGTTAGAGATGGTGGTCAGCTTTTATATGTTAATCGTTTAACTAGTGATGGTACGCTTATATCACTAGCACAGGGAAACAGCACTGAAGGAACTATAACCGTATCAGGTTCAACAGTTTCATATAACGGTGGTCACTTATCTAGATGGTCAAGATTAACTAGTGGAAACAAAGATACGAGTATTGTTAAAGGCACTGTTATGACTAACCTTGATAAAATGGTTGTTTGGTCACATGAAGCTGTTGCCGCAACTTATTATGAGGAAGGTGGCGAATTGCCAAAAGGCGTTTCAGTAGGTGACGAAAAAACTCCTGCAGTTGATGCTTACACAGAAGATAATGAACAGTTAAACTGTATGGCTATTTCATCTGTTGAAGGTGATCCAAATGTAGCAGGTGTGTTTGTTAATTGGGATGACGATGATAATTTTAAAGATATGAATGTAGCTATGACAGGTGATATGGTTATTCGCATTGCTAAAGGTACAACAGTTGCTAGAGGTGATTTACTTATGTCAGCAGGGGATGGAACAGCAAAACCCCAAGATGATGACATTGTTCGCAGCAAAACAATAGCAAAAGTAACATCAACAAATGTAAGTCATACCTATGATGATGAATCGTATTTAGTGCCATGTGTATTGATGGCTTGTTAAGGAGAACAATATGACTAGAGCAAGAGAACTGGCAGAACTAGGTGCGGTTTACGATAGTAGTGCCTTGTCGAACAGGAATGTTATAATTAATGGTGCCATGAAAATCGCTCAACGTGGCACTTCGTTTGCTAGTGTTGGCAACGTTTATACTTTGGATAGATTTGAATTTTATAAGCAAAACTCTGGTGCGGCTTTTACTGTTTCACAATCAAGCGTCACGGACTTAGCAGGGTTTAGTAACGCACTAAAAGTAGATTGTACAACGGCAGATACTTCGCTTGCCTCTAATGAGCAAGGATATGTTTCCCACAAACTTGAAGGTCAAGACTTACAGAGGTTCCAAAAAGGACACGCTACAGCATTAGGTTTTACATTATCTTTCTATGTCAAAACAAATAAAACTGGTCTTTATACTGTATCAATGTTCGACAGAGACAATACCAGAAAGGTTAATGGTTCTTATACGGTAGCTGATGCAAATTGGAACAGATACACTATTAATTTTCCTGCTGACACCACAGGCAAATTTGATGATGACAATTCAAGTTCATTAGAAATATTTTTTAATTTATATGCAGGGGCAGATACAAATACTGGAACTCTATCAGAAACATGGGCTGCTAGTGCTGATGCTGGCAGTACAACTGGTCAGGTGAACTTTGCAGACAGCACAAGTAATGATTGGGAGATTACAGGCGTTC